CAACTAATCCTGCACATTTGATGAATTCAAATTTAGAAGGTAAGCATGTGAGTGCAATAGCACTACAAGGGCGTGTACCATGTAAGGTTCTAGGACAAGTATCTAAAGGAGACATGCTAGTCACAAGTGCCATACCAGGATATGCAATAGTTAATAATTCGCCAGGAGTTGGACAAGTCATAGGTAAAGCAGTTGGCGCTAAAGATGATGACGGCAAAGGCACAGTTGAAGTTGTGGTAGGGAGAGTATAATGGCTAAGAAAACTATCAATGTTGGTACAAGTGTAAACAAAGGTGATGGTGATCCTTTACGTACAGCATTTATTAAAATTAATGATAACTTTGATGAATTATATGCTGCAACCACATTAGATCTTGATAACATAGGATCTAATATGATTCCAGATACTGACGGTACATATGCGCTTGGTAGTGCAAGTAAACAGTGGACAGATCTATATGTAAAAGATTTTATCTATCTTGGTAATGCAAGACTTCAAGCAGATGCTGATGGAAATCTAGTAGTTAATGGTGCAAGTATCAAAGTAGATGCCGATGTAACAGGAACTATTTTTGCAGATGATTCAACTCTTTTAGTAGATGGTATAAATGCAAAAATAGTAGGACCTACAGAACCTTCAAGTTTTAAAGCACCTATGCTGACACAGGCACAAGTAGATGCACTTACACCTGAAGAAGGATTAATGGTGTACAATACAACAACAGGAAAGTTTCAAGGATATGCGGCAGACGCAAATAACGACAGTGTTGCTGGCTGGGCAGATCTACACTAAATATACATATAGGAAAACAAAATGGCAGTAAGATATCCACTCGTAGTTGACACAACAGATAACAATAAAATTAAAGAATTGCCATCAGGTGATAGTTTAAATCTTAGTGGTAATAATATAGTGAATGTTGTAAATGTTACAGCAAGCGGCACATTGACTGTACAAAACCTTGCTGTAGAAACTAGCAATTTTACAGTAAATGGCAACAATCTGAATACTATTGCATTTACAGGCAGTTATACAGACTTGTCTAACACACCTACTCTTTTTGATGGAGTATATGCATCATTAACTGGAAAGCCTACCATACCTGGCAGTATAGAAGATTTAGCAAATGTTGGATCAACAGCGCCAACAAATGGACAAGTTTTAGTTTATGATAGTACACTCGGAAGATACGAACCCGGAAACATTAATGCTAATTTTAGCACTCAATTTGGTTTAGAAGATATTGATAATTTAAACAATGTTATTTTCACAGGCGATAAAACAAATGATGTACTTAAATTTGTAGGTGGTGTTTGGGTAAATGCAAAAGTTGATTACTCTGAACTTACAAGTACAACCAATGTTGTCGAGCAAGGTGATACACTTTCAGGATCAGTAATAGGTGATGTAAAAGGAAGTATTTTTGCTGACGATTCAAAACTAATGATGGACGGACTTACTGGAACATTATACGGTCCCATGATTGGAGATGTAACAGGAAGTGTATTTGGTGACGACTCTACACTTCTTGTAGATGGTGTAAGTGGAACAATAAACTCATCAGCACTTACTATGCCTATTCAAATACCTGACGGCAGTATAAGTTCTAACTACATAGGATTTGGTGCAGACGATGACCTAAAAATATTTCATAACGGAAATCATTCAATAGTAAGAGAAACAGGCACAGGAAGCCTTTATCTTCAAAGTAACAACAATGTTATTCTTGGTAGTGACAGTGATACTGAAACCTATGTCAAAGGCATTTACAATGGAGCAGTTGAACTTTACCACGACAATGTTAAAAAGTTAGAAACAACTACAAATGGTATTGAAGTTGAAGGATCAGTAACAAGTAATTTTATCGGAAGTGTTTTTGCAGATGATAGTAGTCAAATGTTGGATGCAGAATCCCAAACACTCTACGGCACAATAGTAGCTACAGCAGGAACAGCACCAACAGTTTCTGGGCAACCAGGTGCAGTAGGAGAAATAAGATTTGATGACAACTACATTTACGTAAAAACAAGTGGAGCAGGATGGAAACGTGCATCACTGAGCGGATTAGTTTAACGGAGAAATAAATGGCGATACAAAGTATTAACATAGGTAATATTGCAAACGACGGTACAGGTGATGATCTCCGTGATGCATTTATAAAGGTAAACAATAACTTTTCTGATTTAGATACCAGATTAAGCTCTGCATCAGATACAGATGCAGAAAATATTGGTAGCGGGACTGGTATATTTTATGATAGAGTAGCAAATAATTTACAATTTAAAAGTCTAGTTGGCTCAGGAATTAACATCACAAATTCTGCCACAGAAATCACTCTTACCTCTAATGCTATTAGTCAATTGACAATGGTAAGCGACAGCGGAAGCATAGTGCTGACAAAAACTGCAAACAGTTTAAATTTATACGGCGGAACAAATGTTAACACAAGAGTAAGTGGAACACAAATTTTTATTGATGTTGATTCAAGTAATTTAGTACAATCAGACTTAAATCCTACACTAGGTGGAAATTTAGATGTCAATCAAAACTCTATAACAAATGCGCTGAATGTAAATTCTGATACTTTCACAGGTAATCTGACAGGATTAGTACACGGTATTGATATACGTAATATCAACGGATTTTTGGATGGATTTGATTTTAACGGTTTAGTAAAACAAGCTTCAAATTTAGTTGATTGGATAAATTTAACCACAGATGTTGATTATGGGACTTTTACATCGCCTATTGATATCACAAGTGATTTTGGATCATTAGCATAACTCCGATAAATATACTAAAGGAGTAAAATATGTCAGAAGTATGGACTAGCAGATCTGGTAGTGTTTTAGCATCAATAGAAGAACAACAAACTATTAGTATTGCACTGCCTATTAACGGTGTGCACCTTCCTTTGAGTTCTACTGGCGTAACAATTCAACTAATTAGTGGTAGTTTACCACAAGGTATGCGCCTTAATGCACACGAAATAGTTGGCACTCCTTATGAAGTTAGAATAGACACAGTTTCTACATTTGTTGTCAGAGCAACTGTCAATAATCAAATATATGATAGAACTTTTAAAATTATAGTTACTGGTCCTGACGATCCTACATGGCGAACAGCTGAAGGCACATTACCTGTTGGGCCTAACAATACTTTTTTTATAATAGATAGTGCGCCTTTAGATTTTCAATTAGATGCATATGATCCTGATGTGATTGCAGGAGATAATTTAGAATATTATATTAAAGAAGGGAACGGTGAGCTACCTCCTGGTATACAATTAACTACTGATGGTAGACTTGTAGGAATAGTAGAACCTATACTTGCTCTTGAAAAAGCAGCAAAAGAGGGAAGATATGATGAAGCAAATTACGGAAACTTTCCTTATGATTTTGCAGCAAGATCATCAAATGGTTATGATAGTTTTTATTACGATACTGGCATTTATGACATTAATGTTCCCACTAAGTCTCCTAGGAAACTAAACCGTAATTATGAATTTACTGTTTCTGTAAGCGATGGAGACAATGAAGCTGAAAGAACATTTATGATTTATGTTGTAGGTGATGATTTCTTAAAAGCAGATAATACGTTAATGCAGGTAGCAAATGGTGTGTTCACAGCGGATATCACTAACGTAAGAGTTCCGATTTGGTTGACTCCTGCAAACTTAGGATTTAAGAGAGCAAACAATTATGTAACTGTATATCTTGATGTATTAGATCCTAATACAATTGATGGTATTATATATTATGAATTAAAATCCATAAATGATGACAATTCAGAAAGTATATTGCCACCTGGTTTATCTTTAGATAGTACAACAGGAGAATTAGCAGGTAAAGTTCCTTATCAACCTGCTATAACTAAAGAATATAAATTTACTATAGAAGCAATTAGATTTGTTGCAGACAGTGATACTGTAGTGCTTTCAACATTTGCATTTAACGATGCTGATGTAGGATCTACAACAATTAGAATTAACAAATTAAACACCTATGCAAGTTATGCAGTTGGCCAGCAGTTTACAATAGATCAAAATACCTATAGTGTTACTGCAATAGACACTGAGTCTAATTTAGACTATGATACTATCACTGTCAACAAAGGCTTGGTTAATAAAATAGAACAATCTGATAGTATAAATTTAGGTACTATTGAAACAAGCAATCCAGAAGAATCTCGTAAAACAAAAACATTTTCGTTAAAACTACTAGGAGAAGTTGATAGTACTATTACTTGGAACACAAACAGTGCATTAGGAACTATCAGTGCTAACTATATTAGTACACTTTCTGTCAAGGCAACCACAACAGTGCCAAATGCAAGATTACTTTATACACTAGAAAGTGGTAGTTTACCTCCTGGATTAATTTTATCTTATGATGGAGAAATAATTGGAAAAGTTAATAGCTTTGGTACAGCAACAAATCCTGGTATTACAGTTTTTGATAGCCAAAATTTTAAATTAGATAATAATACAACTACACTAGATAGAGATTTTGAATTCACAGTAAAAGCAAAAGATCAATATGGTTATAGTGCTATTACTAGAAAATTTTATTTGAGTGTAACTGACCCTGATGATAAGTTGTACAGTAATTTATATATGCGCCCTTTACTTAAAAATACACAAAGAATTGCCTATGAAGACATAATAAGTGACACTAGTATATTTGATAGTGATTTTATTTATAGACCAAACGATAAAAATTTTGGTTTGCAAAAAAATATGCAGATGCTTTTATACGGTGGTATTGAAACTAAAACAGCAGAATACTATGTAAGTGCATTGGCGAAAAATATCAAAAGAAAAAAATATAATCTAGGTGAAGTTAAAACAGCTATTGCTAAAAATCCTGGATCACAAGATATTGTATATGAAATAGTCTATGTAGAAGTAATAGATCCTGCAGAAAGTGCAAACGGTAATGTGCGAAAGCAATTTACAATTAATAATGAAAGCAAAAACAATGTCAACAGTGTAATATATGAATCTCCAAATATCAATTATGATATATCTCCTAGTACACTTAAAATAGGTACTAGACGATATGGAGACGTAGTTTACCGCATGTTGCCTAACGTTGAAATAACTACTAGAACATCATCTGTTTCTTTTAGTGCAAGAGATAATTTTGCCGTTGGAATAAAGGATAGTGTAGATGTTCTTGTTGATATCAGTGACGGAACATTTGAAGCATTTAGATTCAGACCTGTACCAGAAAATACATTGAAAGTAGATAGCAATGCTATTAGTATTGACGGTGGTAATGATAGAGTTAGATACATAAGCAGTATTCAACATGTAAGAGATGCTATAAGATTATTAGGAGAAACTGAAGCTAATTTTTTACCTTTATGGATGAAGACTACACAACCAAACACTATTGCTGTCCAAGGATATACCAAAGCATTGCCTTTATGTTACTGTAAGCCTGGAACAAGCAATATCATTAAAAATGCAATCAATGCACGAGGTATAAAATTTAACCAATTTGATTTTGATATAGATAGAGTGGTGATAGATAGTACAACTGGAAATTCAAACGAACAATATATAGCATTCGCAAATTTCAAAATCAATGTTTAATAACGATAAATAATACGGAGACATAAAAATGGCAAGTAATATAAATTCTGCAAATATAGACGCACTTTATCCTATAGCGGGTCAAGATAACGATTCACAAGGGTTTAGAGATAATTTTTCAGCAATAAAAAACGGCTTATCAACAGCAAACACCGAAATAACTGCTTTACAAAATAAAACAGCAGGAGTAAGTGCAAGTGCTATTGAAGAAGGCGGTAGCGTAGTTGGCGGAGACTGGAATGGTTTTTACATACAGGATGCTAATTTTAGAGCTAATGTTGAGGAAATTTATGCAATTGGTAATGTTTCCAGTGGTCAAAATATTAACTGGTCCAACGGACATTATCAAACTATACAGGCAGGCGCGGATATTACACTTACACTAACTAATTGGCCAACTTCTGGTAAACTAGGAAAAATGCGTTTAGCACTAACAAGCGACGGTTCTTCTAGAACTGTAGTAATTGCTGCAACTGGTATGAAAAACGATGGTAAAATTATAGGTCAACCTGGTTATGATTACAGTGGTGCAAAAGGATGGACTTCTACAAATTCTACAAGTGTTACTGTTACTGCTACAAGTTCAACTAATCCACATATTCTTGAATTTTGGACTACAGATGCAGGTTTAGTTGTTTATGCTAATTACATAGGCAATTTTAGTTAATGCATCCATTAGTTGATGATTTTACAGATCTTACTGATACAGAAATAAACGAAAAGATATCAGATCTTTCCCACAAATACTGGAAGACTAAAAATCCGCAAGTTCAAACTCAAATTACGATGATTTTAGATCAGCTTAAAGAAGAACAGCGAATAAGAATACAAAAATCTCAAATAAATCAAGATTCTGACGAAAATGATCTTGACAATCTTATTAACATCAGTTAATATATATAAATGCTTATGAAAACAGATTCTCTCGGAATACCAAGATTTACAAATCGCGATCTTATTGACATGATCTATTCAGGTCATGCGGATAAGGTGCATGTGGTATTATGCGATTCAAACGACGATGTAGACAAGTTTAATACAGCAATGCTAGAACAAGGTATGTCTCTATTGCAGAAATATATTCCTTTAGATGTTGATAAAAAGACTTTTGATGGTGTTTGTCAAAGTGAATGGTTTATGCCTGATGAATATAAGAACATGAATGTTATAGAATATATAATAAAGCGTACTAATACCCCGCAAGAATACAAACGTGTAGATGAAGAGCTACAAGAATTTAAAAAACGTGATATGCTAGATTTGTTGAAGTATATGATCTATCTTGTGGATTTTATGCGTGAGAACAACATTGTATGGGGTGTAGGTAGAGGATCAAGTGTAGCAAGTTATGTGCTGTATTTGATAGGTGTACATCGTATTGATTCAATCCAGTATGACCTGGATTGGAGAGAGTTCTTAAGATAAGTACTAATATAACTAAGGAGGTATAACAATGCCAATGAAACAAACAGGACGTAAAGTCTATAAAAGCATGCAGGGTAAACAAATTGATATGGATTTACTTCGCCAAAAAAATGAACTTACTCCTGCTGTAGGTAATGCTAAAGTTAATGCTAGAGGTGACGAACTTGGTCCGGGTGGTAAAATTATCCGCACTAGAGAACAAGTTTTGAAAGACTATTATGCATCTAATCCTGGCGTTCCGGAAGAACAAGCAGTAAGTAGAAAAGTAAAAGTAGAAGAAACTGCTCCTGCACAAGATCCTTTGACTGTTGAAGAAGAAGAAGGTGATTGGGTAGAAGATGATGATGGTAACTTTGTGCAAAAAGGTGATTAAATGTCAATTAATTTAAATCGTATCAAGGCAGATCTAAGGCCAATTAAAAATAGAGTGCTTGTAAGAGACATGCATTTTGGTGAACAAAAAACAGCAAGTGGATTAATACTTGTAGACGACGACGGCACATCAAGAGGAATCTATCCTAGATGGGGCAAAGTTTATGCCAAAGGTCCTACCAATAAAGATATTTACAATGTAGGTGACTGGATTCTAGTTGAACACGGTCGTTGGACACGTGGTGTAGATATTGATAATGGAAATGAAGAACTTACACTAAGGATGGTAGAAGCAGAAAGTGTGTTAGCATATTCTGAAGAAAAACCAGACGATGTATATATTAGTGAAGAGGCATAAAAATTGACACAAGTAGATCTTAACAAATATAAAGACTTTGTAGAAAAAGTTACCTCATTACAAAGTAATGAAACAGGCGGACTAACTTCACAGTTAGAAAAATTAGAAAAAGATAGTGGTGTAAATATGGCACTACTACTGACAGGTGCAATTGGCATCGCATCAGAAGGAGGCGAATTTGCTGAAATTGTTAAAAAATGTGTATTCCAAGGTAAACCATTGGATGCAGATACAGTATTTCATGCTAAACGAGAACTTGGTGACATCGCTTGGTATTGGATTAACAGTTGTCGTGCTTTGGGTCTTGATCCTAATGACGTATTAGACGAAAACGTAAATAAATTGAAATCAAGATATCCAGGTGGTGAGTTTGATGTGCATTACAGCGAAAATAGAAAAGAAGGAGATTTGTAAATGAGTACAATTACAGAAGCTAGAGTAGCCTACGACGAAGGGCTAAGAAACTTTATGATAAACATGTATAACCATACAGCAACAGGTTTAGGATTAAGTGGAGTTGTAGCATGGTTAACTTACTCAACTGGTGCATTATATGCCATGGGCAATCTCATGTGGTTGTTTATTTTAGCTCCATTAGGCATGATTATTTACTACAGTTTTGCAGGTCAAAACTGGAGTAAGGACACACTAACAAAGTTTTATTATATCTTTACAGCAGTGATGGGTATAAGTCTAAGCACAATCTTTGCTGTTTACACAGCCTACAGTATCGTACAAGTATTCTTTGTAACAGCCGCAACATTTGCCGGTGCTAGTTTGTACGGATATACGACCAAGAAAGATCTCACAAGTTTTGGTAGTTTTCTTGTTGTAGGACTTATTGGTATTATTATTGCCAGTATTGTTAACCTATTCTTACAAAGCACAGGTATGCAGTTTGTAATTAGTATATTAGGTGTGCTTATTTTTACAGGTCTTACAGCGTGGGATACACAAAATGCTAAAACAATGTATCTACAGTACCAAGACAGTAAAATGGGAATTCGTTTTGCATTAAGTTTATATCTAAACTTTATAAATCTGTTTCAAATGCTATTGCATCTTATCGGCAATAGAGAATAAGAGGTTATCTTGAATTATGAAAAAGACCGCAAAATCCTTGCGGATGTAGATGGTGTCTTGCTTGATTGGGAATCAGCATTTGATGCTTGGATGAAACAAAAAGGCTATACTATAGCAATATCTACAGAATACAAACAATCAATAAGATACTCACTGGATCAAAAACTTGCTGATCAGCTAGTAGAACAATTTAACGAATGCGCATGGATTGGTTATCTCAAACCATTAAGAGATAGTGTAAATGCATTACATATTCTTGCATCAAAACATTGGCACATTGAATGTATCACTAGCCTTAGTAAAGACCATTGGGCTGGAGAACTAAGACGATCTAATCTTAAAAAGTGGTTCGGACAAATTATTCGTAGATGTCAATGTATAGAAACAGGTGGTGATAAAGATGCATATTTACAAGAGTTTAAACCAGGACATTGGTGGATTGAAGACAAGCCTGAAAATTGTATTGCAGGTTTAAACGCAGGACATCGCCCAATTCTTATTGATCACCCTTACAACCAAGATTTTGAACACCCTGATGTAGTGCGTGTTAAAAATTGGCAAACGATCATAGAATTAATCACAGAATAGTCTTGACTCTTTGAAGTTTATACGCTATAATGTATACTAAATTATAGGAGTATTGTTTTGGCGACACACGGAATGATTGATTTAGAAACACTTGGCGTAGAGCCTGACAGTGTTGTTATGACTTTAGGTGCAATCAAATTTGATCCGTTTTCCAATTCAGAACCGCATACGCCTTTATACCTACGGGGCGATGTTGAAGAACAATCAGAACAGTATGGTCGTAGTATTGACAATAACACACTGGCTTGGTGGAGTAAACAATCCCAATCTGTTCAAGATGAAGCATTTGGTGAAAATCAAGAACGTGTATCAGTCAAAGAAATGTTACGTCAATTGAATAAATGGTGTGTGGGTTTAGATTACATATGGTGTCAAGGCCCAACATTTGATTTTGTAATATTACAAGACTTATATAAAAATGCACAAAAACCAACACCGTGGAACTATTGGCAGATACGTGATAGCCGAACACTGTTTTCTATGATGCCCAGTGATCCAAGAAAAGAAATACAAGAAGAGCTACACAATGCATTGGCAGATTGTTATTATCAGGCAAAATGTGTGCAAAAATCATACAAACACTTTGGAGTGAATAAATGACAATTGAACCTATTCAAGAAAAACTTGATGATAAAATTAAAGCTCTTAACTCAAGCCGTGTAATAAAAAAGATTACTCCAAAAGGTGATCTTTCTTGGTACGTAAAATGGATCGCAAGTGCATTTATACTATTAGCAGTAATGTGCAGAAGCGTAGAAGAAGTTCCTAAAATATTTGATGTAATGCTTAGTTTTGTAGGTACAATTGGTTGGGCTTGGGTAGGTTATTTATGGCATGACAGAGCTTTGCTCTTGCTCAATGCCGTGTTATGTGTTATACTAGGAACTAGTATGCTAAGATATTTTGCAGGAGGTATGTTTTGAAAGAATTATGGGTAGAAAAGTATCGTCCAAAAAACGTGGATGGATATGTATTTAGAGATGAAGCACAAAAGACACAAGTAAACACTTGGATCAAAGACAAAACTATTCCGCACTTGCTGTTCTCAGGTAACGCAGGTATAGGTAAAACAACACTAGCAAAACTGTTGTTCAACGAACTTGAAATCAATGACTTAGATGTGTTAGAAATAAACGCATCAAGAACAAACTCAGTAGATGATGTAAGAGATAAAATTGTAAACTTTGTACAAATGATTCCATTCGGTGACTTTAAGGTTGTGTTACTAGATGAGGCTGATTACTTGAGTCCAAACGCACAGGCGGCACTACGTGGAGTCATGGAAGAGTATCATACTACAGCAAGATTTATTTTAACTTGTAATTATCCTAACAAGATTATTCCAGCAATTCATAGTCGATGTCAAGGCTTTCATATTGCTAAAATTGACCAAACTGAATTTACAGCAAGAGTTGCAGAGATTCTTATCACAGAAGGTGTCACTCCGGATATCGATACACTAGACACTTATGTGAAAGCAACATATCCAGATTTACGTAAGTGTATCAACATGGTACAAATGAATGTGCAAGACAACAGTTTGCTTAAACCTAACGAAGGCGACACAGGCGAGACTGATTGGAAACTTGAAATGGTTGAGCTGTTTAAAGCAGGTGAAATTACCAAAGCAAGAAAACTTCTCTGTGGCAGTGTGCGTCCAGAAGAGATGGAAGAAATCTATCGTTGGTTGTATGATAATATTGAACTCTTTGGAGATGAAGAAAAACAAGATCAAGCGGTATTGATTATCAAACAAGGACTAGTGGATCACACACTTGTTGTAGATCCTGAAATTAACTTAGCGGCAACGCTGATTAGATTAGCGAGGTTGTAGTGAAAATACTAATATTCGGTTTGCCAGGTAGTGGTAAAACTACATTAGCCAAACCATTTGCAGAATTAATTGGTGGTGTACACATTAACGCAGATAAAATTAGAAAAAAATATAATGATTGGGATTTTACACAAGAAGGTAGAATGCGTCAAGCATTGCGTATGCGTTATCTAGCAGACGGAGTAGTTATGGCTGGCAAAATTGCAGTTGCTGATTTTGTATGCCCAACTGAACAAGCTCGATTAGAATTCGATCCAGACTTTACAGTGTGGATGGATACAATTAAGGAAGGCAGTTTTGAAGATACAAATAAGATGTTTGAATCTCCACTAGATAAAGTAAACTATCATGTTGCTGAATGGTTTAATGATACGCATGCACAACTTATGCCTGTTGTTCAAACTTGGATGGAGCGTAACAAAAATGTTTGATTGGAAAAAGCCAACAACACAGATGCTAGGACGCTGGCAACCCTGGCACGATGGGCATACTGCACTGTTTAAAAAAGCACTGCTAGAAACAGGTCAAGTATGCATTATGATCCGTGATGTTAACGGCATTGTAGGCGAAGATGCTGGTGCTGGACGTACAGTAATACAGGACGACAATCCTTTTAATTTTGAAGATGTCTACATGAACATTGAGA